ATGGTGAACGTGAAGACGTTGCCTTACTTTGTGAAGCGCGTCTACGGGTTAAATCGACCACTGAGCGTACCCGTGCTCAGCGGTTTCTCGACATTAGTCAACGCGGCGCCTTACCAGTACCTCTCTCCTATTACGGCGCGAAGAGTGGTCGCTGGTCGGCAGCAAAAGGCTCGGCCATCAATATGCAAAACCTCAAACGAAAGTCATTCCTACGCCAAGCAATTATGGCTCCCGAAGGGCATCAGCTTGTCGTCGGCGATCTCTCGCAAATTGAACCGCGTGTCCTTGCATGGCTTTCTGATTACGAAGATATGCTTGACATCTTCAGAGCGGGCGGTGACCCTTACGCCGCGTTTGGCGCACAGATGTTTAACATACCCGGCCTTACTAAAGAAAGCCATCCCGATCTACGGCAGTCTGCGAAAAGCGCGCTCTTGGGCTGTGGGTACGGGCTTGGGTGGGCATCGTTCGCAACGCAGTTGTTGGTGGGGTTTCTTGGTGCTCCGCCAGTCCGTTATGAGAAAGCCTTTGCCAAGACGTTGAAAGTTGATGCCGAGTACATCCACCGCTTCCTTGATTGGGATGATAACGTCACTCGCTTGGAGGAAATCCCGCACACCTGTAGCGATCCGGAGCTGTTGGTGCACGCTGTGGCATCCAAGAAGATCATCGACATCTATCGTAGCACCGCGTCTCAGGTGGTCTCATTCTGGGATATGTGCGCGGGGTTGATGACGGACAGTTTGTACCACGGAAAAGAGTATAAATATAAATGCTTGACATTCCGCAAGGAAGAAATAGAATTGCCCAATGGAATGAAACTTCTTTATCCCAATTTGAGGATTGAGAAGGACGCTAAGGGTAGGAGCCAGTATGTATACGGGCCAGACGCTACCAAGTTGTACGCAGGAAAGATAACGAACAATGTTACACAGGCGTTGGCACGCATTGTGATGACAGACGGAATGCTCAGAGTATCCAAAAGGTACTTCATAGCAGGCACAGTACACGACGAGCTAATCGCCGTCGTGCCAGATGCCGAGGTGGAAGAAGCTAAGACTTGGGTCTTGGCGCAAATGACTATGGAGCCACTGTATATGCCAGGCATACCGCTTGACGCAGATGGTGGCGCACATAGACGATACGGTGAAGCTAAAAACTAAAGGAGAAGCATGGCAGTAACTAAAACACCAATACCAAAAACAATAAGAGTTGGTAACAAAAAATACTCCATCGAGATTGTAGAAACCATGCTACAACGAAGGCGTATGGGTATGATTGACTACTCGACACAACGGATCACACTTGGTCGTAAGAGCAACGTCACGGGACAGCACTACAGCCAAGCAATGATGACTGAGACATTTTGGCACGAGTTGGTTCACGCCATACTCAACAATATGGGTCAGTCATCATTGAACAAAGACGAGAAGTTTGTGTCCGAGTTTGCCAAGCAACTCACCAAAGCAATTAAATCAGCGAGGTTCTAATGAAAGTCACATGGTCACACAGCTCTCTCAAAGACTATGAGGGTTGCTCGCGCAGGTATCACGAAGTCAAAGTCTTGAAGAACTTCCCGTTCGTTGAGAATGACGCTACGCGGTACGGCACAGAGTTCCACAAAGCAGCGGAGGACTTTATCAAAGACGGTACAGCAATACCCGAGAAGTTTAGTTACAGCCAAGGTACGCTGGATGCTTTGATCAAGAAGCCTGGGCGCAAGCTGTGTGAGTACCAGATGGCTTTGACAGCCGACCTCAAGCCTACCACATGGACTAGCAAGGATGTGTGGGTGCGAGGGATTGCTGACTTACTTATCATTGATGACGACAACTTAACGGCATGGGTCGTAGACTATAAGACGGGTAGCAACAAGTATCCTGATCGTGAGCAATTAAAGCTCATGTCCATCATGGTGTTTGCGCATATGCCCCACATCCGAAAAGTCAACTCAGCCCTGCTATTCGTAGTCAAAGAAGATATGGTCAAGCACAGCATGACGGTGGAGCAAGCCGAAGGAGAATGGTGGCAGTACCGACAACGAGTTGCACGGATCGAACAAGCCCACGCTACAGGAGTATGGAACGCAAAGCCCACGCCCCTGTGCCCGTGGTGTCCTGTGACAACGTGTGAGCATCATCCAAAACATTAGGAGGCTGTATGGGAAGACGAGACAGCATCATGTATCGAGTCGCTCGCAAAGCACTTGAAGAACACGATGCCGAAAACCCTTTGGATGATGGCGAATGCGAAGCGTGTGCGGCTACGGGCGTAAAACTGTATCGAGTCATGACGTTAGATACGCTGATGAACGCGTTTGAGGCAAAGGTGACCGACCTTGTTCTTGACAGGGATGAGGACGGCACGCACTATCTTGACGACGATCTTAAGCAAGAGTGGATAGAGTTCTCGTTGACGGACGATAGCTGCCCTGTTTTGTGTAGCCATTGTCGCAACGAGTACCGCAAGGCACATAAGCAAGTACTCAAAGAAAGCGGTGTAGTATCTGAGTTGGAAATGACGAAGCTTGCTTATGCGGCAGGTTTCACAAGGACTGACTTGATGTCGATAGGGTTACACCTATTTAATTACACACGAGCAATTGAAAAATTTCACGGCATAAAGGAGTGAGCATGACACAAACCAATGGCAAGCGTGATTACAAGCACGCATACAAATTGCAAAAGAAAAGTGGCGAGACAGCCGATCAGATCGAACGCCAAAAAGCAAGGCAACTCTACGACAAGGAGAAGATTGACCGCAAGGGCAAAGACATTGACCACATCAAACCTTTGCGCGCAGGTGGTAAGACTGTGCCTGGCAACTTAAGACTGAGAGCCAAGAGCGCCAATCAAGGTGATAATAAATAATGCAAATCGTTGAAGACAAAGCTCTGGTGTTTCGTACAAGGAACCCAGAGAAATACCGCATTATCCCAAAGCACAAAGTCTTTGAGCTAGATGATGGGTACGAGGTGGCGGTGTACTGGGGGTTGGATGAGTGTCGCGTTCTAAGAAACTTAGGTGTCAAAGACGTACCCTCGCCCATCATTAGGCGCTACACATGGCCGGGTCGATTCAAACCAATGGCGCATCAGGTTGAAACCTCTGCGTTCTTGACCATGCACAAGCGTGCGTTTGTATTCTCCGAGCCCGGCACAGGCAAGACGCTATCCGCACTATGGGCGGCTGACTACTTGATGAATCGTGGGGATGTCAGGCGTTGCTTGATTCTCTGCCCCCTATCCATCATGCAAGCTGCATGGTTATCAGACTTGAACAACAGTGTTATCCATCGCTCTGCCGTTGTCGCGCACCATGCGCAGGCTACCCGCAGGATCGAGATGATTCAGCAGAACTATGAGTTCGTCATCACAAACTACGATGGTTTGAATCTGATTGCCAATGAGGTTAACAATGATGGGCGCTTTGATCTTGTGATCGTGGATGAGGCTAACGCCTACAAGACGGTGACCACCAAGCGGTGGAAGGCATTGAAGTCAATCATCAAGCCCGACACACACTTGTGGATGATGACGGGGACACCCGCCGCACAGTCACCTGTGGATGCGTATGGACTTGCCAAGCTCGTGAATCCCACGGGCGTGCCGATGTTCTATACGGGTTGGCGTGACAAGGTTATGAACAAGATGACCATGTACAAGTGGGCTCCGAAGCCCGAAGCCAAAGACGTAGTGCATGAAGCGCTACAACCTGCAATCAGGTTCACCAAAGAGCAATGCTTGGACTTACCCCCAGTGCTTACCATGACCCGCGAAGTACCACTCACCCCACAGCAAGCCAAGTACTACAACCTGCTTAAAGAGCAGATGCTTGTGCAAGCCGCAGGCGAGACGATCAGCGCAGTCAATGCGGCGGTTGCTGTGAGTAAGCTCTTGCAGATCAGTTGCGGTGCGGCTTATACCGATGATAATGAAGTGGTGGAGTTTGACTCTGCGCCAAGGCTTGGTGTGCTAGAAGAGATACTCGAAGAGACGGATCGCAAAGTCATTGTCTTTGCCATGTTCCGTTCAACGATATCCACAATCCATGCGCACTTGCTCAAGCGCGGTATTACCGCAGAGTTCATCAATGGCGCGGTATCCCCACCAAAACGCTCGGACATCATTAGGAGATTCCAGAATGAGGAAAACCCTAGGGTGCTTGTTATGCAACCCCAAGCCACGGCACACGGGATCACATTAACGAGAGCGGATACTGTGGTGTTCTATGGCCCGTTGATGAGCGTGGAACAATACACGCAGGCCATAGCGCGGGCTGATCGCAAGGGGCAGGATTCGGATAAGGTCACGGTGATCCACATCGAGGGCTCGCCCATTGAGAAGAAGATGTTCAAGGCTTTGAGTGCCAAGGTAAGTGATAACTTACTTATCACCCAAATGTTCGAGAACGAAATTAAATATTAAAAAGGGGTTGCCATGTAGCAAAAATTTAATATACAATGTCTAACACTTGACAATAACAACAAACGGAGAAGTAAATGGAAACTGATTTAAGTGAAGTACCTTTCGACAAACTGACCAAGATTTATCGCAAGATAAAAGAACACATGGATACGCTTACACAGGCGTATGATACGCAACTTGAAGAACTCAAAGCACAGCAAGAGCAAATCAAGTTTGCGCTAAAGGATCAGATGAAAGCCAACGGGCAGACATCTGTTAAGACGAGCTTTGGTACAGTAAGCCTTGTGACCAAGACGCGCTATTCAACACAGGACTGGGACTCATTCAAACGCTTTGTCGTTGAGCATGAAGTCGTGGACTTGCTTGAGAAGCGCATCGCACAGGCTAACATGGCCAGGTTCATTGATGAGAACCCGGGTCTCGTTCCCCCGGGCTTGAACTCTATGTCAGAGTTTGAGATACGCGTAACTAAACCCACCAACTAAGGAAACACCATGAGCAATGTAGCTCTTTTTAATCCCTCCCAAGCCCCCGCGTTCGCTCAATCAGGCGAGCTATCTGAAACTTCACGCGCCCTACTGGGCGGTGCTCTGGGTAACACCACGAAGCGCATCTCGATCAAGGGTGGAGTCTTTCGCTTAGTTGCAGGTGGTAAGGAGATGGCCTCTATTGATGAGCGCCACCTTGATGTCATCATTATTAAAGCCGCCCCAAAGGTGAGCCGTGTGTACTACGCCAAGTCTTACGATGCGGAAAATATCACAGGCCCCGATTGTTGGTCTAACGATGGTGAAACACCTGACGCAACAGCAAGCGCAAAGCAAGCCGTGTCTTGCATGACTTGTAAGAACAACGTAGCCGGATCGGGGCAGGGTAATAGCCGTGCTTGCCGTTACCAACAGCGCTTGGCTGTAGTGCTTGCCGATAATCCTGATGATGTGTTGCAGTTAACTCTGCCCGCTACATCGGTGTTTGGTAAGGAAGACGGCGACAAGCGTGCGCTCCAAGCGTATGTTCGCCACTTGGCATTGGCATCCCCACCCGTCAACGTGGAGATGGTTGTCACTCGCATGAAGTTCGACACCAAGGCCGAGAGCCCAAAACTGTTGTTCTCTCCAATGCGTTGGTTGACGCAAGTTGAGTACGAGTTGGGCAAAGCCAAGGGCAACACCAAGGAAGCTGAAGCCGCAGTCAACATGACTGTTGCCCAAGCTGATGGCGTGAAGGGCAAACCCCTAGCGCTTGCAGGTACACCGCTTGTCGTTGAAGCTGAAGTCGAGGAACTACCCGTGCCCAAGGCCGCGAAGAAGCCACGCGCTGAGCCCACTGCTGAAGCGGATGAGGAGCCTGAAGTCCGCAAGGAAACGGCCAAGCCAAGCGCCGTGCCTGCAAAGAAGAGTAAGCTCGCTGACATCGTGTCCGATTGGGACGATGAGTAAATAAGTTTAGGGGGTAGCAGGAGCGGTCGCAATGCGTGGGTCGGGGTGTTTTTCTTTGGATTTTTGCATCTCGTTAACCTTTCGCTCACACATCCACGATTGCGTTTCCTCTGGTTTGATGACCACGTTACCCCCGCCTTTAAAGTAGAACAATGCCGTACTCAGACAAAATTGTAAATCTTGTAGCCCAGTCGCCTAAAACTCTTGGGAGTACTCTTGGGCGTTGGGCGATCCATTTGGACTTTCCCGTAACAAAGATTGCTTACGCATTGGGCGTCACTCGTCAAACAGTTTATAACTGGTTCGAGGGCAAAGATGTTTTTGT